TCTTCGTCCCTACGAGTCCAGAACAGAGGGCCATCTAAGCGATTGAGATGTTCGATTACTTCTCTCTGTATCAACATTGTTGTGCCACCGGCACTCTCAACTTTGAAAATTCCAACCGGAAGATTCACAAAAATAGGAAGTATGCCAACACCTTCACTATGTTTCATTCGTACCGACCATCCCCAGGGTATCTCATCCTCTGCCTTGAAGATCGGTGTAAGTCCGGCGACAACTGGTTTACCATGCGAAGCTAATCGTTCAATCGCAAACGGAGGTGGTACTGTGTCTGCATCTAACCAGAATAAATGTGTAGCTTTCGGATACTTCTTTAGAAAAGAATCAGTCATGGTATTCCGGGAATCTTCCGGGTATCTGCCCGGCTGGATCTCCACCCCTTCAATAACGGCGTGAGAAGCCCTTATAAACTGAGAAACTCTATAATTGATCTGCCCTTCCAATGTAGCCGGTACGCAGACCACTACACGAAGGGAAATCTTACCATTACGTCGTTTCTTATTCATCTTTTTCAGGACTGAACTCAACTGCCGGAACCTCCATTAACTCACAACCAAGGTGATGCTTTTCAAGATAACCACTATGCTTCAGCGTGAAATAATTCTGGTCATGTTCAAAGAAGCGTAAACCACGATCATAAACACTATCTTTTTCAATACCAGGTGTTGCCATCCAGTGCCGATGTTCGAATGAAATGCAGAAGTGTTTAATCAATTCACCTGCCTTCATCGCCCTAACTGCAAGGTCCGTGTCACAGAAATTGTGCTTAAATCCCTCATCGAAGATACGACCATATTTATCGTACCACTCTCTTGTAATTATTGGATGAGTTGGTTGCATATTTTCGCCACTGTCACCTACCCAGATCACCTTACCCTGATAATCCTTTACTGTTTCCTCGATGAACTCGGTTCCAAATCCGGGCCATAGATCGTCAGCACCGCAAATGATACAGTCCCACTTACTGTCACCCAGGTTCGCTGCCATGAGGTTCTGGAACTTGGCAAAAGAACATATTTCCGTCGTGTACCAAATCTCATCGACCAACGGTCTTAGTCGCTCGTCGGTTTCCTTGTCCCAGGTACAGACAGCGATCTTAAAACCAGTTTTCTTCCACTTGCGAACGGTTTCTTCTGCCCGATCTACTCTCTGGCCTGTCGGTATTGTTATCCAGATATTCATTATTTACCATACCCATGCGGAAAATAATCGTACATTATCTCTTTGACGAAAACTTCTTTATTCAATAAATGCTTTAGCTTTATAGAGTACTTTTCGTCCTCACCGTGATCTATTTCCTCAAACATAACTTGTAGTGCCAGTTCTCTCCTAACAGGATTCAGGTGACATATTGTACGCTCGTAATACCCAACCGCTGCACGCCATACATCGAACCTGTTAGAATAGATTATCTTCATATTATCTTTGCCTTCGGCTACTGGTAGGCCGTGACAAATCCCGTTAAAACCAATACAATCAGGTTGCGATCTGATTGCTCGCATTATCTCTCTTACATAGAAATTCGGAACTGTATCATCATCATCGATGAAACAGACATAATCGCCAGTGGCCTTATTCAGTAGATCATTTCGCTTTCGGCCAATAGACTTTTCACCACTATCGCTATCGACCAGGACTTCAACTCTCTCCGATAACTGCGGAGCAAGTATCTTCATTAACCGATCCAGATCGTCCTTGCGTTCTTTCAAGGTGCATATCAGGATCGACAAATCTAAACCCAAACCCTTACTTCTGATCATCTTTATTATTGATTTTGAACTAATGTTCTTCGTGCGAGATAAGTTGATCGCTCTGGTAAGAGTTGGGTTTAAGAGTTTTTTTGTCTGGACAAAATCTTCTTCTGGTACACTAACGAACAGTACGTCATAGCCATATTTACTCCACGCCTTCAATACACAATCGTCCTCAACTATCACAACTGCATCAACACCCTTGATCTCTCTTACTATTTCCATCCTGTCGGCAAGTGAAATCTCTGGTAAGGTGTGTCTATGAACCTGGTGCAGTTCGTCGGTCTTAACACCGACAATCAGTTTGTCACACAAAGACGCTGCCTGTTGCAAGTAACGCAAATGTCCCTTGTGGAACAAATCAAAGAAGCCAACGGTATATCCAATTATATTACGCACGATACCCCCTTCACTCCCTTGCAAGGTATTCGCCAACCAGAACCATATAACTTTGATAAATATTCCTCGGCAAATGAAGGGACCAGGCAGTCACGCCCCAGGAACTCCCTCGCTTCAAGATTATCAAAGTATTTTCCTGGCACAGTCGCATCCTCACAGTTCCATTTACCATTTCTCATCTTATGAAAATGATAAAAGTCGATTGACTCTCCCTTGCGTTCCAACGTGACAAGACTGTCCGTTGCTGTTGAACGAAAGAAGTTAAAGCCATCTGCTATTGCTGACTTGAACAATTCAAATACGACCTCTCTATCTTTTACATAAACACCGAAATCAGTGTCTTCGTCGTGTTCGATAAAACTATTACTTCTTATAGCACCGAGCAATGTGCCGTATTGTAACCAAAAAGTTAGATCGTGTTTACGAGCAAGGGCATGGATTAAACCAAAGTTCTCTTTACGAACTTCTACATCCAGACGAATCTTGTCATAAGGATATGGCCCCAACCCTGCCACGTTGGTATTATTTAATCGCTGGTTAAATGTGCGATACTCTGACATATTAAGTCCTTGTTAAAACTAAATTTTCTGCTGATTGATATTTCTCATTGAAGCCATGTTTGCTGGCAATCGCCCTAACATGCTCAAAGTGATCGTCGTACTCAATACACAGGGCTTTCAAGTTAGGCAAAGGTTCAAGTAGTAACTGCTCAAACAACTCGACGCTTGTACCCTCGGTATCTATGTTTATGAAATCAAAATTCCTACCACAAACGTCAAGCAGTTCTGTCAAATTGACCGTCTTTATTAACACGCTCTTGAAACTCGTCTTTGGTTCCCATTTTTTCTTTTGTCCCTCGCACAAAGTCCCGTTTGCGTCGCCGCCGGATTCAAAGAACTCTACTAACTTTGACTCTCTTGCAACCGCACAATTAACGAGTTTTATATTGTCGTTGTCCTTATATTCTTCAAGGAACTTGACAAACGCAAACGACGAAGGCTCTACATATACACCAGACCAACCCAACTCTACCAACCTTCGTGTGTTACTAAAGATTTTAGGATTGTAAGCACCTATGTCTAAGAACCTTCCGACACGCCCTTCAAAGTGTTGGACTATGAATCGTTCTTCGTCGTTCTGTGAATAAAGTTCACCCATTCAAGCCACCCGGAAAACCCTTCGCCTTTCTATCCTTGAAGTTCGCTTCGTCCTCTGCCCAATACTTACTATTGACCCTTGCCAGTTCGTCGTATTGATCGCCCTGCCAATCGTGCTTAATTATACACTCATTGATCCAGACCATCTTTCCGGCTCTTGCTGCTTCCTCAGTGTACTCATTGTCGCAAAATACACTCTTGTAAGACGGATGATAGATATAACCGAATCGGTCATATAATTTCTTGCCCATGATTGAGAGCGTGCAGCACGTCGGATTGCTGTACTTGCCGTCGAAGAAGTTTAACGCACCGTCGAGATCGGGCCAATACTCCTGCATCTTCTGGGCGATAATGTCGTCGTAGCCAAGCATCATCGGGATCATGTCGTCGGAGATAAGGACCAGAATGTCGAACTCCATCTCGGTCTTTATGCCCGAATTTACCGCTTCGATTTTATTCTTATGATTGCCATGCCAAACACCAAGACGATTAGCAGTAATAAACTTGTCCATTTCCCAAGTCGCCATAGACTTGTCGTCATTGTCAATAGAAAGAAGAAACTCGTACCCATGTTTACCCGACAAATTCTCCATCCACGCAGCAAGAGTCCTCTTAAACTGCTCCGGTCTGGATCGAGTTGGATATTGGAATAGAAACTTCACCTAAAAGAACTCCCTGCAAAAATGGCTTCGGGCATGGATCAAGTCACCGTGAGTAGTGATCTTGTCGTTGAAAATCTTGTCGCCGTCATACCTATTAAAAGGTTTTCTACATGCGATATACTCACCCATGACCGAATCTGCAACACACTCACCGTTAATCATGTACCCTGTAAAATCCAAAAGGGTTCTTACTGGAAATACGTTTGGTGTTTGTATCCTAAAGTAATCTGATCTCTTACACGGAATACCAAGTTTCATCATCGAATCAGAAATCGACTGAAAGACTGCCGTTGGTTGACAATTTGTTGTAAAGAGTTGCTGTATCTCTCTATATCCCCACGCTGGAAAATATGGTCTCGCTGCATCGTGGAAGATAACGCAATCACACTCCGGACAAGCTAACGCCCCCTTGTGAATTGACTCGATCCTCGTTTCGCCGCCAGTTACCGCCGTATGATGCTGACGGTCGAACGATGTGAACTGGTACTCGGCTATAACGATTATGATCTCAGAGAAGATACCGGATTCTTCCATCGCCTCAAGACATAACTGGACCGCAGTCTTATTGCCCAACTCCGTGAACTGCTTCAGGCAATCACACCGGGTACTTTTTCCTGCTGCCAGTAATATGCCGACTGTTTTCACGCCGCCCCCTGCATAGCCACCTGTTGTTGCATTGCCTGATTCTGCTGAATCTTGGCTTTGATCTCGTCCTTATTCGGAAGGTCCGTTGCTTCGATAAATATTTCCACTGGGATACTGCCTGGATACTGCTGCCCTATTTCTGACAGTTCGGTCAGCGTTGCCATCCTCGCTGTTGGTGAAGATTGGCTCAATGTCACCTTGACCGAATACTTCCCGGTCTTATCGGCCCGCATCTGCCCGAACAACTTCTCCTCTGCATGACGAGTCAAAACATTACGCCATTCCCTCGCCACTTCCGGATAGACGTTTTGTGCGTACTCGCGTTCGCCCTGGATCGCCTGAGACTGAGCGTCCATTACGACTTCCTGATACTGTGGCGGTAACTGCTGCATCTTATACCGATCCGGTGCAACCGGGATCATAGGCTCCCTCGGACTAAGGGCAAAGTCCTTCGCCGCCTCTGCCAGTAACTCATCCGTTACCAGCTTCGACGCCGATATGATCGACCGAATCTCATCGTCGGTATAAACACCGAGCTTCTGAATAATTTCGACCATCGTGTTACCTAATAATGTTAGCGTCCAGTTGAAGTTGTCACGGACGATCTCCGATGCAGTCATACCCTGTCGCTGTTTTAACTGTAAGGCCCGACCACTATCGGATCGGCCTGTCTCGTAACCTTGCAGAGCATCGTTCACACTGGAAATTTCTTTAAGATCAACCGAACTCATTCGGGACAATTCAAAGTGCCCCCTGGATAATTGGTTCGGTTCCAATCGCACAGCCTTGCCGCCACACTTATCTTCTTCAACTATCATGCCCGGCGTAGATCCGAACTTCTCAAGAAACGCTTTATATATTTTATCAACAGATCGTACTATCCAACCGGCATTAGCCGTCTGGTTCATCAGCCTCGTTGCCTGGGTACGGTTTATGTTCTCCTCTCGCTGTGGCGAGATAAGGTTATCGATAACACCGAACTCATAACCCTCGTCCCAATACGGAGTGAACCGATACATGAGCAAACCTTCGACCTCGCCCCAGGGATTGACCCTGTCTTCCAGTAACACACCGCCGCACATGAAACTCTGGTGAACGGTAGTCACTACCTTATGATCCAACCGGAACCGTTCGGGCATATGCTTGACACTCGACTTGGCCTTTGCAACTTCGGCCTTCTTCTTCAGGATCATGGTCTGCTTCGTTTCCTTGTCGGTCCATACCCAGTGAACGTCGAACTCTTTCCACCGGATCTCCTGAATAAAATATTTATACTTACGCTTAACCGTATCGACCTCTGGATCCTCATCATCGTATGCAGAGTTGTCCGTTAAATATGACAACAAACCATTTGGATCTTCCTCTGCGATACTGCCGCTCGCACCCAACGAATCTTTCTTGTCCGGGTACGTCTTGTCGATAATATCTTTGTCCTTCCACTCCTGGTCGATAACGAACTTACCCTTATTTACGTCATACTCTTTGTTCGTTGGATCGACAAGAACATTGAACATCGGTCTGCGGTCCAGTTTCATCGCACCGCCCGGCGTATCCGTCCAGTCAACATCCAACTTGAGATAATCGGTCATATTAATTATGCCCTGGGTAAAGCAGTTCGAGGTCTTGAAGTCACCATACTCGACATCCATCGTATGCTTGAGCAATTCGGAATAAACTGTTGCAACTGCCTCTGATCCGCTACGTCTCGGACGAACACGAAAGTCCTGTTTGTTCTGTCGCTGTGTACCAGCCAGGGTATTGATAATCGGCAAACAGTGATTGATCGTCAAAGGAGTGACACCCTTATTCATCATAGCTTTCCACTCTTTTTCGGTCCAGTGCCCTTGACCACCTCGATAGAAGCCCCTGTTCGTCCTGCCCCTGTCATGGGTTTCTTGTATATTGTTCAATGCGTCCTGGATAAATCCGGCGCATTTGATCTTTATTTCTTCCTCGTCCGTCAACGGTACTTTTTTTGTTTCTGTCTCGTTCATATCGACATTTCCAATATATTTGTCTCTATTCCGGGTTCTCGATCTTCTTTATACGCATCAATTTTCTTGACCTTCGGCTCGACGTACTGCAAACCGTAGATACCCATAACCCAGGTATCGGCCCTGTCCGGTGAACAACCTAACGTCTGTTTAGTTTTTAGTTTCGGTTCTATTTGAAGCTTACCGGAACCGTCCGATAGCTTGAACTTCACCCCGCATATCTGCCGACGCAACTCAACGTCATTCGGGTACAGAACGTCGTAGTTCTTCACTAATTCCCTGACGTACCACCACGCCTCTGCCTTTCTGTTCTTGTATCGTTCCGGTCGAATCCATGCCTTTTCACTGGAAACAAACTTCTGCACGTTCCGGTTACGCCTGGTTAACTCGCCACACACACCCTCGCCAATGCCAATAGAGTCAACGATAAAGTCATTACAATCGTAATCGTGACCGAGCATATCCAACTCAGCACCGATCTTGACCGTATCTCTATGGTTCATATACCGCTGATCTATAATCTCAGTATTCTTTATCACATAAGCGGGGCACTCGTCACCGCCCAACGCAGGATCGCAGGCAATAATACATTTGTTATCCGCAATCGCTTTTTCAACATCCCTCAATTTGTCGAGCATAGCCGAAGTGATAAGAGTAAGTTCTTCCTCGGTAACGAACTTGCACATAAACTCCTGATCGTATAGTGATCTTGGCATTTCCTGCCGGGCAAGTTCCAATTCTGCCTTTGGTATTAACCCCGACGTTTCTGCATCCAGGAGCGAAGTGTACCATTCAGGATTCTCCAGCGCCCATTGCCACATGGTATATGAGAAGTTCTGTCCCTTCGGTGTGAAGATGAAAGATGACCACCGTTTCGGATCCTCGGCAATAATCGGCCTGAATATCTCCGTCCAGACATTCTGCTTCATCATTGACCATTCATCGAAACCAACGCCATTACTATTCTGGCCACGCAAAGAGTCGGGATCGTCAGCACCCACAATATGAAGATATGTATTTAATCTGGGAAAGCGAATAAACAACTCGCTCTCATTCTTCTCCCAGGGTTCCACGTCCTTATCCGGCAGCCACTTGAACAGCATATTCGGATCTCGCCAGATAATCTTCTTGCCCTGTTTGTACGTCGGAGCAACATAAGTATA